CAGCCCGACTGCGATCAAGGGATTTGACGGTTACGTCAAAGACGTGCAGCGCCAGTTCGGCACGCCGCCTGTCGGTGTGGTGACAACCGTGTCGTTCGGCGACTCAGACTACGCCACGTTGGCGTTTGGCGACGCGCTGGAGAACCCCAACATTGAGGTTCACCTGTCCCGTTACGACGAGGCCAAGGCGCTGCTGGCTGAAGAGCCGGTGTTGACGCCAAAGGCTGAGAAGCCCGCCAAGGTCCCTGCCAAGCGCCCCGCTGTCGCAGGCCGTCGTTAAGTCATGGCCCAGGTCCGCAAGTTCCTGATCGGGCAAGCGCTGGCTTCGTTCAGCGCTCTGCACGCGCGCATGAACGAGCTGACCGAGGCCGAAGTGTTAGCAGCTCTCGCTCTTGAGGCTGCGACAACCCGCCGGCAATCGCTGATTGACCGGCTTATCAGCAGAGCAGTTCGCCTGAACGAGCTCACATACCAACGCCAACTCAAGGAGAAATTCCATGGCACGCCAAAAAGCAGTGAAGAACCTGTCCCCTGCCGAGATCAAAGCTGAGCGCAAGAACATCTTGCTCGCACTGAAAGAAATCGACAACGCGCTCAAGCCGTATCAAGTCAGCGTGAAAAGCGCCGAAAAAGAGCTGACAGTTGCAAAGAAATCAGCCGACAAGTTGGTTGCTGAAAGCAACAAGTCGTTCGAGTCGGCCCAGGCCAAGTTCGCCAAGGCCATGGCTGCAGCGGACAAAGGAAAGGCCAAGCTGGGCGAGAAGCTGACCGTTCTGGCCGACGCTGCAGAGCCTGCTCTGATGTAACCCAGTGGGGGCCGCTCACCCGGCTCCCCACCTTATGCAATTTGACCAAACCAGAAATATGAAACACTTGATGCTTGACCTGGAAACATTGGCCACCACGGCAGACGCGGTGATCTTGAGTATCGGCGCAGTGCCGTTTGATTTAGAGAAAGGCGTGGTGTCGGAAGAAGGGTTCTACGTGTCCGTGTCGGTTGACTCGAACCTCGAGTACAAGCGCCGCGTGAGCGAAGACACATTGATCTGGTGGATGAAGCAAGAAGCTGCTGCCCGCCAGGTGTTCATGGAGCCCAAAGACACGCTCCCCGAGGCGCTGGCCATGCTCAGCGACTTTATCGGCGAGACCAAACCTACCGTGTGGTCCAACGGTGCGGACTTTGACATCCCGATGCTGGCCCATGCGTTCACCCAGGTGGGCACGGGCATTCCGTGGGAGTTTTGGAACTCGCGGTGCTTTCGCACTTACAAGAACCTGCCCGGTGCCAAGAACGTGGCCGGGCCCACGTCCGACGGCGTCAAGCACAACGCGCTGGCCGACGCCTACAACCAGGCGCATCACGTGTGTGCCATCCACAAGGCGCTGTTCAAGCAGGCCGCAACTTCAAAGGTAAAAGCATGAGCGCTCTTGATATCCAGGTGGGCGGTGCCCACTACAAAGAAAGAGGCATCCAGCCGGTCCAGTACATCCACGCCAACGCGCTGAGCTTTCTCGAGGGCTGCATCGTCAAGCGCATCACGCGTTGGCGCGACAAGAACGGCCTCGAAGATCTGCTCAAGATCAAGCACGAGATTGACTTGTTGATTGAGCTGGAGGGGTTGGAAAAGTGTGATGCACCTGCGCCTGCGCGCACCGACCTGACAAACATGCGCCCAGACGGACGCCGGTAATGTCTCAAGGCCCAGAGAACACCTTCATTGGTTCAGTCCATCGGCACTTGCCGCATGGGCTGTACCACATGAAGAACCACAACCAGTACAATGGCGGCATTGCTGACGTTTGGTACAGCGGCACCAAAGCCGATCTGTGGGTCGAGTACAAGTTCATCACGGTTCCCAAGCGCGACAACACGTTGATCGATCTGGTCGACGGTAAAAACCCTGCCATCAGTTATTTGCAACAAGACTGGCTCGGCAAGCGGCACGACGAAGGCCGTCAGGTTGGTGTCATCGTCGGCAGCAAAGACGGCGGTGTGTGGTTCCCAGGAATTTCCTGGGCCTGCACATACGACGCTCATTTTTTTAGAAGCAATCTACTTCCCAGAAAACATTTAGCATCTTTGCTTGCTAAACTGACTTTGGTGTAGGGCTGTGGAATAGTTCCCCAAAATCAGGCTTGCCACGGCGAGCAAAAAGCAATCCAAGGAGAGAGACATGCGTCATTCAGAAGACGGGCTTTACAACGCCCTCGAAAAAGCATTGCGCGGGTCCGCTCAGCCCATGGACTGCGTACAACTGTTTGACGTGCCCGAAGTCAAAGAGCATGCGGCCAGCGCCAACCGTGTGTCCGACTACTTGGGCAACCTGTGGCGCCGTGGCGAGGTCGTACGGCTCCCCGGCGGCGGTACCGCCAACAGCCGCGCGCGCTGGTCGTACCAGTGGAAGAAGAACCCGCTGGGCGCCAAGTCCACCCCGGCCACAGGCATTGAGTACACGCCCCGGCTTCTGGTGGACCGCCCCACTGCGGTGATCACTGAGGAAGGCAAGACGATTCACATCGAGACGCCGTACCTCACTATCATCATCAAGCAGAGGGACTGAAACGGCATTTGTGCCGTTTTTTCAACTCGCCAAACTCTAAGCTCTATGCCCGCACTACTATCGACTGAAGACGCCGCCGAAGCGCTCAAGCTGGGCTGGATCGTTACCGAGGTGTACGACATCAAAGCCAAGCGCATGGTGCCGTGCGTATTGGCCGCAGGGCAGCAGAGCTGGGACCGTGAAGCCCTCATGCAAAAGATCGCCACTCTGGCCAGAGCTCGCGCGACTGTGGCTGTCAACACACTTCGCGTGCTTGCAAAACAAGGAAAACCCAATGCCTAAATTTCTCGTCGAGTATTCGCTGACCTACGAGCACGTTGTGCGCGTTGGCGTCACAGCACGTAACCCTGAGTCAGCTGTCAAAAAAGCCCAAGCAGCGTTCGACGCCGCGACGATTTGGGACGACACCACGGCCATGCCGCTGCTGTACGACGACTACGAGGAGAGCGATAACACGCTGTCGTTCACGGTCACGCCTGTCAAAGAGTTTCCACCGCCTTGCCCATCGGTGAGGACTGTGAAGCGCCACAACGCTGCGTTTGCGATGGAGTTGCTGTTGGCGGAAATGTTGCCTGGGATCCATGGCGAGTACCGGGCTCGAGCCGCTGAAATTCTCAAAACCTTGGAGTGAGTCATGAAACCCCAACTCGCAGAAGACGCCATCATCGACGCCGTGCGCTTTCCGTGCATCGTCCAGCCCAAGATCGACGGCGTGCGCGCCCTCAACATCAACGGCACGCTCACCGGGCGCAGCTTGAAGCCCTTCGAAGGTTTCGGGATTACGGAGTATTTCAGCAAGGGGGAATTTCACCGGCTCGACGGCGAGATGACGCTGGGCGGCAACCCCTGCAACACCGATCGTTTGTGCAGCAACACCACTGGTGCGATGGGCCGGTTCAAGGACGTGACCGAGATGGCCGACCTGCACTGGCATGTGTTTGACGACCTAAGCACATCATCGCTGCCCTACATCGAGCGTTACAAGCGCCTGCACTACTACGTCCAACGACTGGACCACCCGCGTGTGCACCTCGTGCCGATGTACGAAGTATTTGGCCCCAACGAGTTGCAGCGTTACATCAACCAGTTTGCCAACGAGGGCTACGAAGGCACCATCATCCGCAACCCGGACGCGCCCTATAAGGAAGGCCGGGCCACGAAGAAGGGCCAGGAGCTGTGGCGCGTCAAGCCCTGGGCCGACGCCGAGATCCTGGTCACCGGCATCACCGAGGGCGAGGTCAACGGCAACGAGGCCAAGACCAACGCGCTGGGGCGCACCGAGCGCAGCAGCCACAAGGCCGGCATGGTGCCCAACGGCCAGGTGGGTTCGATCCAGGGCGTGATGCTGGCCGACTTTCACGACCCGCTGACCGGCAAGCTGCTGTTCGCCAAGGGCCTGCCTGTCACGGTGGGCAGCGGTGAGATGACGGTGGCTGAAGCCACGCGTTACTTCCAGAACCCCAAGCAGATCGTCAAGCACGTTGTGAAGTTCAAGCACATGACGCATGGTGTCAAAGACTTTCCACGCTTTCCAACTTACGTGAGCCACCGGCTCGCGCAGGACATGTCATGAGCAATGAGCTTGAAGCCGCTGTGACGAACCAGAAGCTGGTGCTGTACTCTCTGAGAGAAGGCGACACGTGCCTTGCTGAGCTGTCAGGTATTGCTGTTGTGTTTGATCTGGTCCTCGCTGCGTGCACACGCGGCAAGATCAGCCACCCCGACCTGCGATTCGTGCGCATGGCTCTAAGCTCTTGCCGAGATCTCATCGAGACCAACTGCTACAACCCCGAGCTGGCGTACGCGCTGGAGACAGGGCTTGACGCTTCGCTCAGACTGGCCAAGCGGCTGCGCCCCCGTACCGTACGCCGCGCTTGGCGCGAGCTGTACGCTTGATTTTTCACCCGCCGAATTTTCGGCTTTTACCCCAGGAGTATTCCAATGAAGTTGTACCGTATTGAAGCCGACACCGAACGCCTGACCGAAGTCAAATGGGCCGGCTCTCAAACCGGCGCTGCGGCCGTCCGCAAGGAGTTCATGGCCAAGGGCGCCAAGCGCGCCGATCTCGAGACCAAAGAGCTCGATGTGCCCACCGGCAAAGACGCTCTCATCCAGTGGCTTAACGAGCGGGGTGCCTGATGCTCAAATCGCAATTCAAGTCCATGCTGGCGCTGCAGGACACCATGAACACCAAGGTGAACCCCGAGTGGCGCACCGCTGGCTACTCCTGGCACCGCGCCATTTTCATCGAGACGGCCGAGTTCATGGAACACCTGGGCTGGAAGTGGTGGAAGGCGCAAGCGCCTGACATCGCTCAAGCCCAGATTGAGCTGGTGGACATTTGGCACTTTATGTTGTCGGACACCATCGTCCGCACGGAAGACGACGAAGCTGCTGCGTGGTTGAGCTCCAAGTGGCACCAGCTCGGGTGGAGCGCCTACCCAAGCGACCCACTGCGCCTGGCTGAGATGTTTGCTGCCACGACAGTGCAAGATGAGTCGGCTGACATCGCGATGTTCCGACAACTCTGCAAAGCTGTTGGTCTGGACGACGACAGGCTTTACACGATGTACGTCGGCAAAAACGTGCTGAACATCTTCCGTCAGGACAACGGCTACAAAGCCGGCACGTACATCAAGACCTGGCACGGCCAGGAAGACAACGTGTGGCTGGCCAGGGTGATGGAAGAGAACCCATCGTTCGGGCCTGACGAGTTGCGGCTCCAACTCACCCACGACTACGCCGATGTCCTTGAGTCTCAGCCTAACTGAGGCCGCTGAGCTGCTGCGTCTCCACCCGGAGACGCTGCGCCAGCGCGCCAAGTCCAAAGCCATCCCCGCTGCCAAGTTCGGCCGTGCGTGGGTTTTCATCAAAGAAGACTTGCTTGCGGCCGTGCGCCAGCAGTATGTCGGAGACGAGCCGTGCCCCTCTACAAGCAAAAAGACTCAGGCGTCTGGTGGATCAGTCTCAGCCATCCTGACCACCCCCGGATACGCCGGTCGTCTGGGACTGTTGATCGAAAAGAAGCGCAGCGCCAGGAAGACAAACTCCGCGCGGAGCTCTGGAGCATTGCGCCGGTAAGCCACGCCAAAATGTGGGGCCACGCTGTCGAGCTGTGGGTCAACCTCAAAGACCGCAGCGAGTCTGACCTGCTGTCGCTGCGCAAGTTCAGCACCTTCTACAAAGACCGCCCGCTCAGCCGCGTCACTGGCCCGGACATTGAGCGTGCGCTGTCGTTTTGCCGCACCGCTGGCACTTACACCCGCTACCGCACCACCATCCTGGCGATCTTGAACGCCGCCAAGGAGCGCGGCTGGATCAACGAGTTGCCCAAGGTGCCCGCACGCGTGGGCAAGAAAGTGGCGCGGGCGTGGATCACCAAAGCCGAGTGGGCCAAGCTGCACGCCGAGCTGCCCGCCCACATGGCGCCCATGGCCCAGTTCGCCATCGAGACCGGGCTGCGCCAGGCCAACGTGCTGGGCCTGACCTGGGCGCGCGTGGACCTTGCGCGCAAGCTGGTCTGGGTCGAGGCCGAAGACACCAAGGGCGACGCAGCGATTGCCATCCCACTTTCAACTGGAGCACTCGATGTACTCAAGGCCGTACAGGGCATCCACGATGTCTTCGTCTTTACGTTCCGCGGCAAGCCGATCAAGGAAGTCAAAACAGCTTTTCAAGCAGCGTGTGCCCGAGCCGACGTGGGCTCACACGTGGGAGGAAGTTATCAGGGTTTCACCTGGCACGGTTTTCGACACACCTGGGCCACCTGGCACGTCCAAAACGGCACACCTCTGGACGTCCTTCAAAAGCTGGGCGGCTGGTCGGACTTGAGGATGGTCATGAATTACGCCCACCACTCGGCTGGGCACCTTCAGCAATTCGCTGACAACGCAACCAAGGAATAGACATGGCTGAATCCAAACGCAGGGATATTTTTGAGATCCGTAAATTTGAAGATGAGGGTGGCGACATTCACGAACTCAACACGTTTGAGTTGAGCGACGGAGTCCTTACTTACTCAGAAAGCAACGGCTTTGACGCTGCGTACTTTACGACGGAGTTTTCACTGGCCGAAGCAGAAATGATCCGTGACTTTTTGGACCGCGTGCTGCCGAGGAAAAAAAATATGAGCTTCAAACCAATGGTGAGCACCGACAGCTCAGGCAGGTTCTACGACAACGCTTTGACGTTTGCCACACGCGGGGAGGCACTGGACAGCGCTCGCGACCTTGCCCGCCGCTGGACGCTGGTGCGCGAATACGCCGTTTCATTGTCCGACAAGCCCGTCACCCACACGTATGTGGACGGTGTGCTGGAGGCAGTGAAGGTGGTTGCCGACGACGCCGACGGCACCGACGACACCGACGACTACTTCTGCATCGGCGCTGACGGCCGGCTGTGGATTCTTGGCAACCACGGCGACCGCGAAGCTGCCGAGGCCACCGCCAAGTCACTCGACGTTCAGGTGGTCTGGATGTTCGGGCGCGGGACTGCACAGGACTGGCTCGACTCCTTGAAACAAGCGCTTCACCCAGCCTGACCGCCTCACCCCCAACCCAAACAAAGCCCTCTTCGGAGGGCTTTGTCGTTCCTGGAGCTTTATGCCGACTACGTACCACATGACCCGCGTGAGCGCGAACAAAAAGACCGGGCCAATCCCGGTCACCACGTCCAGCAAAGACACGTGCCCCACCACGTGCTCGCTCAAGGGTAACGGCTGCTACGCCGAGTCCGGGCCCTTGGCCATCCACTGGAAGGCGGTGACCGACGGGCGCCGGGGCAGCACCCTGGCCGACCTCACCGTCCAGATCCGCAAGCTGCCACGCCACCAGCTCTGGCGCTGGGCTCAGGCCGGCGATCTGCCGGGCGATGGCACGGTGATCGATGCGGCCGCGCTGGAGAGCGTGGTGCAGGCCAACCGAGGCCGTCGAGGCTTTGGCTACACCCACTACGACCCGCGCATCCCGTCCAACGCAGCGGCCATTAGGCTGGCTAATTTTGACGGGTTCACCATAAGCGTGTCTGCTGAAACGCTGGAACAGGCTGACGAGCTGTCAAACCTCAAAGTCGGGCCTGTCGTGGTGCTGCTGCCTGCTGACGCCACCAGGCCCACCACGACCCCGGAAGGCAGGCTGGTGACCGTGTGCCCAGCGGCTGTGCGCGATGACGTAAGCTGCGCGATGTGTGGCATCTGCCAGCACCCAACGCGCAAGGCCATCATTGGGTTCCCGGCTCACGGATCGAGCAAGAAGAAGGCTCAGGCCATGTTCTTTGTTCGCCGGGAGACTATGACCAGAGACTATGACTTGGCTCTGCGGAATCAGGCTGATTCACACGGGTCTACGTTAGATCTACCAAACCCCTCTACCACCGCTAAAGCGTTGATTCAGAAGAAGAATTTGGTAGGCGCGATTGGACTCGAACCAACGACCCCCACCATGTCAAGGATGCAGCTATGACCGATTTAGCTAACCAGATCATACACTTAGCCGGACCTATGTCAGAAAACTATGACTTAGATTCCCTGGCTATGTCACTGCTGCCCAAAATACCCGGCCTGCTGATGGTCGACGGCGTGCAGCGCCAGCTCAGGGGCATCTCGTGGAACTACCTCTACGCTCCCGCTAAAAGCGGTACCGAGGGAGTCGACTACATCTGCTCGGTCGTTGGTACCCAGGTCGACGCCATCTACTCCGCGAGGGAAGAAAGTCACACGGGGCTGCACCCCGGTGTGCACGCCGTCCCGCTTTACTTCTGTTCCGGCGGCATCGAAGCAGAGGCTCTGTGCGTCGCACTTCGTGAACTCGTCTACCCGCGCGAGCGCCTCGCTGGGCGGATGAAACCAAACTCAGTTTGATCTATGCTCACTGTCCAACTATTTTTCAAACTGGAGCCGCGATGCGCAGCAATTTTCTCTTGGGCGAACTCGCCATCACCGACGCTGCAAAAGCTGCGCTCAAACGAACGCCGCTCGACCTCATCGCCAGGCACGCCATCAACGATCACGGGCTGGCTACACCACGTCAGCACAAGTCGAACCTCAAGGGGTACAAGGAGGCGAACGAGATCGTCTCGATCTACCACGCCGACCCCACGGACCACACGAAAGGGCGCGTCGTGATTACCACGTGCCCACGGTGGACCAAGACCACGGTCAGCATGGAAGGCGAATGAGTTTTCACGGGCAGTTAATTGCGCAAGACCGTGTGGCATTCGTAATGGCTTTCTCCCAGCTTCTTACACTCTTATATTCTTACGATATTATTATTATTATTATTATTAAAATATATAAGGTAAAGAGTATGTATATAGAGTAGAGAAAAATCCCGAAAACTATCGAAAGCGTAAGGAGCACCGCCTATGAATCTTCAGCCCCTGTTCACCACAACCCGCGTCGTCGTCGCCGTGTACCGCACCGTGTCCACCACCGTGCTTTTGTACTACCTCATGCGTCGCATGGGCAACGGCAAACCGTCGCGTGATCACCACCACGGTCGCTTCAGCAACCGTGGTCGGGACAACGACCTCGACTGATCGTTGCCCCCCCTAGAGTGCCTACGGCACTCTTCTTCTTTCCATAGCGTTTTTGAGCGCAGCGAATAGCCCCGAAATAAACCCCTCCTCCCCTCAGTAGAGTCCAGGCTCAATTCGGCGTCGTCACCCCGCCGTCGTCCCCACCGTCACTGCTCACGATGTCTTTGTACAGCGCGTTGGCCGGCATTGATCTCAGGAACACCGGGGCGAACTCTTTGCTCCCTCCCAGCACCTGCACCACGTCGGCAAACTGCTCGATTGTTGGGCCTGCGATGCCCATGGGCGCGAAGCCGCCGAACTCTGCCTCCTGTGCCATGTCCAGGCCAAACTGCCCGACCCCAAGCAGCCCTGCGCGCTCACCGGCGTACCCGACGTACTCGGCCACACCCCAGTGCTTTTTCCACTCCGGCGTCTCACCGCCCGTCTGCATCAACCCTTTGATGGTGTCCGCAGCCAGCATGATCGGCACGTAACTTGCTAGAGCCATCGCTGGGCTGTAGTTCCCGTGCTTGAACTCATGGGCGATGCGCGCCAGGATCGTCTTCTGGAAGGCAAAAACGAACTGTTTGAGGTGGCTGATCAGGGCGAACCGGGGGTCGTTCATCCAAATAGGCTTGTCAGCCGCGTCAGGACGCAGCATGGCGCCGTCAACCCACTGGTTGATAGCAGCGTGTACCCGCTGCTCCTGAAGCTGTGTGAGGCCCTCTGCTTGCGTCAGGGCGATGCGCTTGCCGCCCGGCAGCATCTTGATGTCGCCCGGCTTCATGCCCAGCTCAGCCATCCAGCGCGCGCTGTGGGTGCTGGCGGTCAGGTCTGCGTGCTTGGCCAGGAAGCTCATCGCCGCCTCGGAAGCCCCGATTCGGAAGTTGCGGCTCAGCCCTTCGACCAGGTTCAGCTTGAAGAACGTGTCGTTGATCTTGCGCGCGGTACCGCCTACCATGCCCTGGGTGTAGATGTCGCCCATGACGTTGCTCATCATGGCCGAGTCCACCACGCCGATCATCTCGGCCAGCTCGGTCGCCTCGTCGCGGGTCTCTTCGCGCCCGTAGCTCACAGGGATCGACTTGACGCCGCGCACGAACGTGTTGTAGGCCTGTTTCAGTGTGCCACCGTTCACCATCACGCCCATCGGGTCAACGGCCATGCTGAACATGGCCAGCGGCAGCAGCCGGATGTTCTGGTACACGATCATGTTGCCCATGACACGGCGCGCATGCGGGTTGATCGTGTCGCCCAGCGTGCCGTCGATGCCCTTCAGGTACTGGGTGGTCATGGCCAGCTGTTCGTCCGTGGCGCCCTCGTTCTTGGCGTCGCGCATGAGAGCGTCGAGCTTGGTCTCTTTGGTCTTTGGGTTCCACCCCAGACGGCGGTCCCACTCGGCGCGGCGCGTGGCTTGCGACAGGTAGCTGTTGAGCGTGCTGGCCAGGTCTTTGCTCTGGAACTGCTCAGCGTCGCCCGCCCTGATGAAGTCCAGCACCCGCGACTTCTTGTGCTGCATGCCTGGGATATGCGTCTCGATGCCGAACTCGTTGCCCTCGCGGCTGGTGAGGTTGCGGATCAGCTGCTCGGCCGACCCCTGCATCTCACCGGAGCGGATGTACGGCTCGAGCATGTCCCGAAACGCCTGCTGGTTCTTGGAGATGTAGTGGACGTCCCACACGCGAGGGAAGTAGTCTGGCCCCAGGTCACCAATGTCGGTGCCGGCCTGCTTCATGTAGCTGCGCATCGACTGCAGGAACCCTCGGATCATCTCGGCCGCAGCTTGCGCCTCGGACGTGGCCGCTGGGCGAACCGCCTGCAGCGCGTTCATGGCTTCCTTCAGATCAGCCTCGCTGAAGTTCTCAAAGATCATGCCCACCTCAGCGCGCCGCTTGGTCGCCTCGACCCGGGCCGCAGAGATAAAGCCCTGGTCGTTGCCCACGTTGGTGGCAGGGCGCTTGATCAGGTCGGCCAGCTCCAGCAGGGACGGGATGTTGGTCGCCCGCAGCCGCCCGCTACCGGTACCGATCATGGCGTCGGCCAACCGGCCCAGCGGCTCGGTGAAGCTCTGCATGACGTCGTAGGCCCGGTTGTTGCCTGGCGCCATCAGCGCGCCGCGCACCGCGCTCGGGCTGGACATGTTGGTGGCGTACGCGCCGCTGTGGAAGTATTCCATGATGTGCAGCGCGCGCTCGTCGTTGCTCCACACGCCCAGCAGCTTGCGGAAGAACGCAGCGATGCGGCGAAACACGCTCTGGGTCTGCGGTGTGATCTTGAAGCCCGTCGGGTCGTTGGCCCACATCTGGTACATGTAGGCGGCGCGCTCCTCCGGGTCTTTGAGCTGCTCCAGCACCGCGGGCTGGTCCCTGAAGATTTGCTTGAGCTGGGCCAAGACCTGCGGCGAGGCCGCGGCTTTCTCCAGCACAGCGGTGATGTCGGTGGCGCCGGCGTCGCGCAGGTTGGCAAAGAACCCGTGCAGCGACTCGTGGTAGGCCACAGACATCGGGTCCAGCGCGTGGACCGAGATGCGGATCAGGTCACCGCCGCGCATGCGGGTGTAGTCGCCAGCGTGGGTCATTTTCTTCCACGCCAGCTTGACAGTCGGCCCCAGGACGCGCTCGATGTAGGCCTTGACCTCCGGCGCGCTGCCCGGCTTGTTGGTGGTGTTCGGGTCGGTGCGCTCGCGCGAGTCTTGGCTGTACCGCCTCGTGCCCAGCCCGTAGGCCACGTCCGGGTCCTGCACCAGCTCGGCCAGGCGGTCGTTGATTGCTTGCACCGCGACAGTAGAAGGGGTTTCGTACTGCTCCATGTCCAAGAGGGTTTCGCCTGTGATCAGATCGGTTATGCGCGCAGCCATCCCGGCTCGGTCCTCGTCGCGTATCTCGTCGTTTATGTCGAAAGTTTTGAACGCCCTGGCAACAGTGGGGGACAGGCCGTCCATATCTCGTACGACAGCTGCCAGCTCCTTCGCGATGGTCGCGTTATTGCCAGCGATCCAAGGGATCAGTCTCTCGACAAGCTTTGTAGCTTCCTCTTTGCGGATGGTTGGCCGAGACACGAACTTCATCCACTCAAGCACTGAAAATTTAGTGCCTTCATCCCTTATTTGTTTGCTTGATCTCATCGCGCGCCCGCTCAGCTCGATAAGCTGCGACAGGGCGGACGTGTGTTGGGGGTCAAGCCCGATAGCTCTACCGACAAGCGCGACGAACGAGTCCCACGCGTTTGCCATTGACTGCCCCAGATATTTTTCAACTAATCTGCTTGGCTCCACCTGTTTGAGCCTTTGTTGTAGTCCGGCGTTGCTGAGCCCTTCGGCTAGAAATTCCATCGAGTTAGTCATCCCGTACGCAGACACGAGCGTCGGGTCGGCTTTTGCGATGTGGTCCATCAAGTCGGCAAGCGCTTGATGGAGTTTTTCGTCGCGCATCACTCCAAGTCCAGTTGCCGCATGAACCCCTTCATGCACCAGCGTGTTGAGCGCTCCGCTATTTAAGGTCTGTGGGGCCAAGCTGATGAGGTCGGTCGACGGGTCGAACATCCCCATCGCGCCATGCAGGTCAGCTTTACGGACCGTCACATGCCCTACAATTTTTTGTATAGCTTTTGCTACAGCTTTTAAGGGGTTGGGGGCGTCCGGCGACTGGATGACGTCGGTCATTAAATCTCCGAGTACCCGACCTTTGGCAACGCCTTCGCGTATCTTCGCGTTCGCTTGCGGCGCACCTACGAGCCCTGTAAATTGATCGACCGCATTCCTTAGCTTGGCAATGGCCAGCAAAGGGCGGTCGCCGCTCTCTGAGAGACGGTGTTTCACGAGCTCGCTAAAGGCGTCGGACACAGCGTTTTCAATGTCCAGAGCAGAACCTATACCCCCTTGCTGAAACATGTTCGCCAGGTCCGCGATTGCTCGGTTGGCAACGCCATCGGACCTGCTCCTGGACTCAATCTCAGATTGCCTGGTTTGCTCATCAAGACGGCTTTCCAGGATCGCTCCTACCGCGCGCTGCAGCCCCTTGGCGTCGGTGCTGGCGGCAATCTCAGCCAGCAGCGCCTTGTCACCAGAAGCTGCTCTCTTGAGGAGTGCCGCCTTTTTGGCGGCTACCGCTTTTGGGCGGGGGGTCCCTCCCCCATCGTCCGGCGTATCCGAGATCGCCGCGAGCTCGGCTGCGTCGGTACTTTTTATTGCGTTGGCACCGGAATCGATCTGCTTTTGGACTTCGGCCGCGCTCAATTGAAGGTCTTGCCCTTGCGCGTTGCGTTGCACGTAACCGCGTGGCAGTGTTATCACGGCAGGGATGCCAAGCGCTCTTGCTGCTACGGCACCGGCGATATCGACACCTGTCTGCCCGCCTGAGACAATTTTGGTTATGGGGCGCAGCGCATGCGCTTTGCTGATCAACTCATAGACGTGCTGGTTCACTTTTGCTTGGTCATACCCCAGCGGGGTGAGCGTGTAGATTCCGTTACCAGCTACGTTCAAGGTTGTGGTGTCGGCCGCACGCATAGCTTTGGCCAGCCGCGTGCCACCTGCCTCAGGGGCTACGTCCAGAGAGACTGCCAGATATTTTTCACCCGCTACCGACTTTGTCAGTCGTTCTCCAGCAGTTGTGTAGTTGGCGGCGATGGCAACCGTCAGCCCCGCTGAGTCGGCATTGAACTTTGTGCGATCGCGGTACCCGCTGGAATTGTGGTCCTGGACTGTGACCTCGCCCCGCCCCGCGGCGGGCGCCGGAGCTGCCGGCTTCCTCTCGGCTGCGCGAAGCCTCGCTGATGCGCCGACTACTTTGATCGGGGCGGACTTTACGCCCGGGGGCATGATTCGGTCAGCGTATTTGCGGGCAATCTCGTTGACGATAGTGGCCACGTCTGACGGTTTGACGTCGTTTTCAGCCTTGTACTCTTTCAACAGCGCAACTTCTTCCTTCATCGTGTTGCGCAGTTTGGGACCGCCTTTACCCGTTTCGAGGTAGGCCACGCGTCGGGACAGTTCGGCCCTGACCTCCGACTTGGACATCTCGCTGATTCTTTCGAGCAGCGTGGCGTTGGCCGTGTCCCGGTCGCTGTAAGTGACCTTGGAGTCCATCTTCCCTTTTTGCTTCTTCGTACGTTCGGGGTCGGGCAAGATGTCGTACACCTTGTTCCGATCCGTCTCGCTAAACATGTAGATGTTCTCCAGGAGTTTTGTGAGCCGAGTACCGATAGCTCCTGTCGGTCCAGGCTGCGCGCTCCACTCAAGCGCCAGGTCAGTCAAGTCGGCATGGCGCGGCAGTGCGGCGTCGCTCACCCACTGAGGTGAGCCGTCCATGTTGGAGCGGTTGATCAGATCCTCGTCTTTGAGGGCAGCGGCGGCGAGGGAGATGTTCTCGTCCTTGCCGACTTTGGTGCGGCCTTCGCCAGAGTTTGCCGGTGGGCGCATGCCAAAGCGGTCTGGGTCGAGTCGCTGGGTCGGGGTGTCCAGTTTGCCCTTGGTGTAGCTCTCGCCTTTCACCTCGATCCGCGAACGGTACCCGTTTACGTCGATACCTCCATCAGCGTCACCCGACAGCAGGTCTCTCAAGCCCTGCGCGGTCAGCTCGCCGTCTTTGTTGAAACGACCATCGCTCGCGAGATCGTCAAAACCTTCGGCCTCTTTAATGGCAGAGTTTCTGATCTGCACCCGCTTTTTGGCGGACAGCACGTAGTCGTTTGCCTTGGCATGGGCTTCGGCCCGGGCAATGGCTTTGGCGACCTTGGCTGCGCTGCGGGCAGCAGCGGTCTGCTGGACTCTGTCACCACCGGTCAGCTCGCGGTCTTTGGCAAAGTTCATGCCGTTCGTGATTGCCCTGGCGTCGCCCGCAATCTCTATCATCAGGTCCGTGTCGCCCTCATCCTTGGCGGCTTTGTACTGCTTGCGCAGCGTGGCCAGCAGCTTTTGGTCGTCAGCTGCTGCTTTGTCAGCGTCTGAGCCGAATCTGGTTCGCCGTGCTTCGCCCCAGGTCAGCGGCTCATTCCCGATGTACCCAATGATCAGAGCGTCGTACTTTGCCATTACCTCTTCTTGGTACACGGCGTCGCTGAGTTCGCGGCTGGCTTTGCGTTCGGCAGGCGTCTTCCCGCGCACCGGTTTGTCAGGGCGCACCTGGCCGTACATTTCTTCGAGTTGCGCAATACCCTGCTTGAACGCCTCGACGGTCTTTTGCTTTCGGGTTTTTGGCGAAGCGTCTTCGAAGTCTGTTTTGTTTTTCGAGCGGAATACTTTCGCAATTTTTACGGCGTCCAAGATCCAGAGGTGTGGTTTAGACGACCCATCAGCTTCTAATTTCGTTCCGTTGATCTCGATCCGTGCGGCGCTTCGCGAACGCGCGGCCGTCTCAAGCCGCATCGCCTCCATGTCAGCCTCGCTGAACACCATCGGGTTGTCGCGGTTCTCCACCACGATCATCCCGTCTTCCATCCGCACGTCTTTGCCTGGGTACTTGGCCTTCAGGTCAGCCAGGTGCTGCTTGCCGTACCTGGAGAGCTCTGGGTTCTGGCCGGGGTATGGCAGGCCATCCAGTTCGACCTTCTGTTTGCCAGCGGCGTCAGGCGCGGTCAGCCCCCACTGCTGAA